GTACACGTGCGGGTCACGCCACGCGGCTGCGCCAGTCTCACGACGGAAGTCGTAAGCCACGTCCGGGTGGATGTAACCCATGTACAGGCCGTTGAACGTCGGAACGTTCGCGCCACGCAACTGGGCGGTCACCTTGCGGATGTCGTTGGCCTCGATGATGTCTTCAGCCTGAACGGTGGTGCGGCTCGACGGGGTGGTTGCTCCACCGCCACCGTAAACCACGTTCGTGCCACCAGCGATCACATCGCGGACGATGCTGTCGATCGAGATGCCAGCGTTGTAGCCGACGACGTTCGCGGCCACCGTGTCCACGTCGAGGAACGAGGTTCCGCGAAGCTTGGCGGTGGTGAGGACGGCGTTACCGTACTCAGCGAGGGTGACGCTGACCTGCGAGTCGGACATGGCCACGGCGGTCACATCGGACGTTTCGGTCAAAGCGGAGGTGGCGGCCGAAAGATCGTTGAAGATCGTGAAGGTCACCGACGTACCGGGCATCGCCTGATTCGTGGGCTGGACTTCGACGGCTGCGTCGAACAGCAGTTCGGAACGGAGGGCGAAGTACGCCAACCGGTCAAATGCTGCCTGATCGACTGAAAGGGCTGCGGTATCTGTGTATGCCATGAGGGTTCACTCCTTCAAGTGAGATTTGGAAGCCCCCCGACTGGCAGGTCAGTAGGGCTGTTGGGCTTGACGTGCTTCAGACAGCAGCATTTCGATCTCGGCTTGGCTGGTCGCCTTGCCGATCCGGGTCATCAAATCCACGGGAGGCTCAGAGTTGTTGCCGGACGCAACCTTTGAGGTTCTGTCCCAAGCATCCTTCTCGGCTGCCTTTGTGTCGTGGATGATTGCGGCCTCGATAGCGGCTGCCCGGATCGCATCGGCTGTGAGTTCACCGTCGTATGCCTTCACGAAATACTTGGCGACCGGAAGGTTCGGATCAACTCCGGCCTTCACAAACGCCAGTTCGCGTGCGGCAGATGCGGCTTCGTCTGCTCTTGCTTTCAGGGCTGCGTTCTCGGCTTCCAACTGCTTCATCCTCTCGCGGAGAGGATTGCGGCCGGACTCCTGTTCTTCAACTTCGAGTTCGAGTTCGCTGTCCATTATGTACACTCCTTCGCCCAACCAACCCCCGGAGGCAGGGGAAGGTGCTGCTATGTCTCACCTTGCGGTGGTTCCTGCCGGTTTTGGCATCAGGATGAGTGTATCACATCTAAAAGTAGATGCCACTATTGTCAGACGATTGACGACTGCCCGTCTTGTGCGACTGCGAAACTACCGCCACCAGCGAACTCGGCCTGACGTTCTGCTTGACGCTTACGAAGCCTCTGTTGCGCCGCTGCCGATGTACCGAACACAGCACCAACCTGTTCAGCCTGACTGATCGCTTCTTCTTGACGACCGGCTAACGGCTGGAACAATTCGGTGGCTGTAGCAAGGGTCTGGAACGACTGTCGAGCTTGTTCGCCGGTAACGCCAGCCTGAGCCAGTTCCTCAGCCTGTTGTGCTGTCACACCGAAGCCGGCCTGCAACGTGCCTTGCGCGGCGATCTCAGCGGCGCGAGCCTGCTTCAACAGGATTGGGGTGGCACGCTGAGGATCAAGGAAGTAGGCAGCCAACTGGCTGTCATCCACCCCGTACAGACGGCGCATTTCCTCGACCACCTGCGGGTCTGCGTTACGGACAGCCTCATAACCCTGATTGATCCGTTGAGCGAACTCGCCGGGAGACACGTCGCCGCCGATCAGACGGGAGAATGTGTCGGGGCTGGAATAGAACTCGCGGGGCATACCAGCGGAACGCAACGTCTGACGGTACACGTTCTCTAACTGGATGTACTCGTTTTCCGACAGGACGTTGAGTCCGGCTTGACGACGTTGTTCGTTACCGGCGAACCGTTGACGGTATTCGTTTGTCTGTCGGATACGGCCGACAAGAATGTTGGTGTCAACAATGTTTTCCTGAAACACCATCTGGTTGACAAACGAACTCAACTGCTCCAAACCATACGATGTCAAAGTTTGGGCGATGATGTCATACGCCGACTGTGCTGTTGAACCCATATCGCTCATGTCATGCCTTCCCAAACAAGTTAGCCAACTGGTTTGTCACTTCAAACGCCCGCTGTTTGGCTTCGCTGGTGTATTCGTATCCGAACGACCGTTCGTTACGCAGATAGTTGCCCCATTCGTTGTAGTTCATGGGACGCGCTTCGCCTCGATCATTGGTGAATGTGACGGCTTGCGCCCATTTCGGATCGGTGAAATCGATTGTTTCCGGGTTGATTTCGAGGATTCGGGCGGCTGTTTGCCGGTACGGGTCGGTGATCTGTTGAAACGTTTGGCCGGCATCCAACTGTGCGCTAATCCCCGGATACAACGCTTTGGCGGTGTTGAGCGCATAGTTGTTGAACGATTGGATGTTGTCTTTGCCGACAGCAATATTGTTCACCCAACTGTTGAACGTTTGATCTGACAACGAAATACCGTAGTTAGAAGCGGTTTCTTTCAACTGTTGACCGATGAACCCGGTGGACAGTTGAGACATACCGCCCGCTGTTTTTACGCCTTCCGCACCGACAGCGTTCTGCAACGTTTGTTCGTCCCAACCGCCACGCAAACTGTTCTCAGCCAACGTCATAATCGTGGCATCGTCAAACGACAAACCAAGAGTGTTGGCCACATTACGAATGTTGTTCGCTTGCGTTTCGATCTGCTGTTGAGCGGTCGCAGGATCAGTTTGCTTCAGGGTGTCCCACGTGCGGGCTGAAGACGTATTCGTTTTGAACCAGTTAGTTTGACGTAGTTCATACTCAAACTTTGCGTCCGACCAGTCGCCTTGAACGGCCTTCTGAATCAGATCAGAGATTTCAGGGACAGATTCAATGATGGCGAAATAACCACCGTACTGCTCTTTGGCCGCCTGCTTCCAATCCACAGGGCTAGGAGCAGGGGGAGCGACAGGTGCATTGGGTTTCGGTGGCTTTGACGGGGGCGCACTTTCAAACCGCAAATTCAAACGGTTCAAAGCACGTCGAGTTTCAATATCTAATTCAGCCATCACACACCGCCAATCGCGTTGAAGAACTTGTTGATATACCCCAACGTCTTATACGCCGAAGCCTCAGTCGGAGCCTCCTCCTCAGCGAACTCCTGAGCCGCCACATCAGCAGAAGGAGCCTGCGTCATCGTTCCACCACCCGACGCTCGACGTTGCTCTGCAATTTCTTCAGCTTGGAACGCCCGCACAAAACGGTCGGCTTCCTCATCAGTAAACCCGCGACCCAACGTTTGCTGGGCAACCTGCTTGGCCACCAACTTCAAATCATCCGGGTTAGAGGTTCGATAAGTACGACCACCACCCGACGACGCAGGTTCCTTACCAGCAAGTTTCTGCCCCAAATAGTTTTTGTATGTAATCCCATTAGCGTTCGCCAATATCAACATTCGGGATATGGCAGTCACTTCAGCAATAGGATCGTTGAACTGAGATTTCTCAATCAAACCAGCACGTTCAAGCTGGCTCATCAAAATGTCTTGGTTAGCGGGGCTAAGACCGTTATACAAGAACGGTGCAAAATCATCAGGGTACGGGCTGTCACGTTCAACTTCGCCTGCTGAGTTCACCAAACCGGGGCCGGTATAGGTGACCATTTTGCCGTTCTCAAAAATGAATCGAGGCGGCAAAGCGTCGGCGTTGCCTTGCTGACCAGCGGCGTTGATCGCGTCTTCGGCTGTGTCGGCTTGTTCGTTTGCGCCTGACCCGCCTTCAGTAATTTTTCTCGGAGCCATAATCAGTCCTCACTATCCAAATCAACTTCTTGCAGCAAAAGTCGTTCCCACAAACGAGCGAAATCAGGATACACCGAAGCCAATCGCTCACCTTCAGCGCGGAGAATGTCACGCAAATCTTCGTTTGCGCCGGCCTTCAAAGTGAATCCGCGTTGTTCAGCAACTTCCAATGCTTTGTCGCGGATGTTCAAATATTCGCGTGTTGCCAACGCGACCTCGTTTTCGTCCATACGACGATCAAACGCAGCCTCATACAACACGTTTAGTTTTGCATCAAACGCTCGAACATCAATAGGGGCTTTAGCAAAACCGGGGTATTCGTCGTACAGGCGTTCACGCTCTTGACGCAAAATGTCTTTTTGTTGATCGTTCGGAGTGGGGCCGGCCGCACGAATAAGGCGACGGTAGATGGAAGTTCCCATCAATCGTTGCGCTTCCTCGATCTGTTCTTGCGGAGTCAACTTGACACGAACACCGTTTTCGAGTTGGCGCAAGTAAACCTGATAATCAAACTTTGAACCTGTCGGAGCAAAATAACCGGCGATCTCATCATACGTTTTGAAGAAAGTCTGATTACTGCGTTCCCAATTGCCGAATTCAGTTGAAGCGTCTAACCCGCCAGCAACCGATTTGGTTTTGCCGGCCATATACAACATAAAATCATCACCGAACGTATCGATAAACGTTTCAACGGCCGTGTCATAATTTTGGTCTTGCAGTTGTCGGAAATATTTAGAAATTTCTGTAGCAAAAATGTCTGTCTTAGAAAGATCAATGGTTTCGCCGTCAACGACAATCGTCTGAGTTTTGGCTTCTTCGCTGAGAGGGGCTTCCAACTGTGGAACGGGTCTGGTTGGGCCGACGAACTGACCTAATGCACGCATCATCATCAACACGCGTGCTTTACCCGTAGCGTCGTCCTGAAGACGTTGCATATCAACTTCGCTTGACAAGTTGTATTCGCCAGAAGCAGCCAACACTTCCATGACTTGCATCGTCATGTCACCCATGAATCGATCATTGTCAGGATCACCGAAGGCCGCAGACCACATTTTTTGCCACCACGGAGGGTCAGGTAAAAGACCAATCTTAGGTGCGCCATAAGGTGTGAGGATCTTGCGGATGTCGTCGTATTGTGGTTTGTCTTTGAGAATCCATGATGCTGCCACTTGTGCGTATGGCCCAAGACCCGGCAAAATGTTGAAACCCATGTTCAAACTTTTGGCTGGTGCAACCAACCTTGTGTCAGGGATATCAAACTTGTTTTGCAGGAACTCCCCTGCCGTGTATCCACCGACACCTGCTGCGATCAGACCGGGCAAACCGAACGCTACGCCACCGATAACGCCTGCACCGTACGCACCCATCAACGGAATCGTTTTAGAACCGAACGGGTATTGGAACACATATTCGCCGGAAACGGGGTCGGTGTAGAAGAATCCTCGACCGTCACCGTCAGGGTCGGCGTTACGTAAACCTTGAACTGACACATAACCGCGTTTGAACGCTTCCGGGTCAGATGTAAGTCGTTGAGTCCAGTTACGCATCACTTCAGCCCACGCTGTACCGAACGGTGAGATGATCGCCATGATGTCAGCGAAGTTGGATCGTTCAGCAGCGTTGTAGAACAGTTCTTTCGTCGTGTCTAACGCTGCACCTTTAGCGTACGCATCGAGGTCGGAGAAAGTTAGTTTGCCGTTGGACGGGATTGAGCCGTCTGCTTTGCCCCACAGTTTCTTGGCGGCTGCATCGTTGCCGACATATCGGAAGAAGAAACGCTTGTTGAAGGTTTCTCCTGCTGCTTTGGCCGCAGCTTGAACGTTGGCTTTGATGATGGCTGCTTCGCCGGGGGCGAGTTCGTCGGCAAGTTTGCCGATGACGTTGTAATACTCTTGACGGAAAACGGGTGAACGGTTGAGGAACGCTTCACGTTTCGGGTACAACTCGCTGAAGAAGATGTCTACTGCCCGGTCAAACGTTTCACCGATTTGAGCGACCCTGCCCTGATTGTTTCTCGCATCAACAGTTATCTGCGCTTTGTAGGTGTCTTTCAACTTGATATTCGGATCATCAGCGATCTTGTTGATTTGGGCGAGGAATCCGTCCTTGTAGCCGGTGACTTCTCCGGTGCGAGACAACACAATCGCATCACGAACTTTGCCGGATGTCGGGTCGGTAAACTTGCCAGTTGCGATGACTTCACGCAACAAAGGGCTACCGCCTGTCGTCACATCGATACGCGCACGAATGTAGTTCTCGATGTAACCGCGAGCGTTTGCCTCATCAAGTTGACCTTGTGCATCTTTGAAAATTACTGATCCAATTCTTTTTTGGCCGGACGGATCAGGAATAACACGGTTTTTCCATCTATTTTGCAGACGATCAACATACTTTCGACCTTCAGGAGTGTTTCTCATCCAGTCAAGAATCTCGTCCGTTGTACTCCCATTAGCAACCAGTCGTGCTACATCATCCGTGTACAACAACGAAAGTTCTGCGGCAACAGCCTTAGAATATTCCTCAATACCGTCGCCACGACGAACACGTCGCCACACACCAGTCTTCTTCTCACGACCCGCCAACTTTACCGGATCATACGTTTCGCGCATAGAGCCAGACACAGCCTCGGCCATCTCCGTTTGACCCGAACGAATCAAATCCTCAGGATCACCCTTGAACGACATACCCCAAATGTCACCCTTGAACTTCTTGTGCAACGCAACCTGAATCAACTCAAACGGATGGAAAATTCCAGTTTGGACACCGGGAGCGAAACTTTGACGCAACAATGAGTCAGACATATTGCGTAGGACGTAACCGCCCGTCAACAGGGTGATCGGTCGCCAAACCCAGTTTTGCGCCCACAACAAAGCGACAACAGGAGTACGAAGATCACCCAACTTTTCAGGATTCAAAAACCCTTGCTTCGTAGTTATCTTTTGGATTGGTGAAAATCGTGCGGCGATTCGACGGACACGTTGCGGATCAGGGAGGAAAACGGAGTGCTTCAACATTTCTGATTGTGTTCCGGCCGTCATCAACGGATGACCCGCTGTTACAGGATCACCAAATTCGTCAATCCACGTCCACGTACCACCCATATCAGCAGGGCCACCAACATCGTCAATAGCACCGTACAAATCTCTGTCCAAAATTTCTTTTTGGCCGATCAAACCCTTGTGCAGAATGTCGTTCAGATCGTCACTAACCCCCAGCCTGCTCATAGCAGCACGACTCGCTTGCTCAATCTCAACAACAACATTACGAATTGAGCCGTCACCCAACACGAACGCATCATTCAAACGGTTCACAATATTGATACGTTGCGCTCTAGGAACACGGGCCTGCAACAAATAGCCGTTTACATTCTTGATCGACTGGGCGACGGCACGATCCGTGCCGCCTTCAACGATCACATGACGACCCGGGACAAGATTCAACAAGCGAGCCGCTTTAGATTCTTTCATCGTGCCGAAATAAGGAATTTGCCGTTTGACTTCATCCCATCGACTGATGTCAATTTGATCAATTTTTTTCGGGCCGATTCCGCGAGTGATGTCGCCCAAACCAAGAGTGTCGTTTAGAAATTGGCGTGCTGAAACTTGATCGGTTACTTCAACGACACCTTTCCAAAATTTTGCGTCAGCGGACGGGAACAAACGGATCGCTTCATCAACATCTTTGACTTTGACAATTCGATTGATAACACTTTGCCCACCTTTAGTGTCAAGGAATTCTGCGACTTTGCTGGGGACAATGTAAACCGAATTTTTGTCTGTCAACCCTGCGAGGGTTCGCAACCCGACTTTTGCGCCGACTTCTGTTTTGGCAAGTCGAGCGATTGTGCCTCCACCGGGGATGGCCGGCGTTTTGATTGCTACGGCAGCATCAACGATGCCGGACAAAATGGCGTATTCGCGTGATCCGGGTTGTGCGACAACAGTTGCCAACCCACGACCAAGCGTCAACGCTTTACCGTCAATAGTTCCGCGAAGTTTGCGGGCTTCTTCAGCTTGTAGTTCGTAGATGCGAGCGTTAGGGAACCAGCCGTCACCCATTAGTTCAGGGTTCTGTACTGCTTGACCCAACAAGGTTGCGTCCCAAAATGCGTCCTCAAAACTGAATGTGCCGGGGGTGTAGGGGCTGTTGCTACCGCCGAACGCTGTAGCAACCTCATACTGGAAGTCGTTGCTTGCGGCCGCAGTAGGCACAACGGTTGTACCGGGCAATTTGCCGGTGTTAGAAGATTCTTGGATTTGGCCGGAAATGTTATATACCGCACCGACAGCAGCAGTACCAAGATTTTGTGCTACGTCAGTTGTCCATTGAAGACCAGCACCACCCCAACGAACACCAGTTTTCAGAACATCCAATGTTGTTCCGACCGTATACCACGGTTGATCTTTCTTCTTTTGAACCTTATCCGGGTTTTGTTGAATCGTTCGTTTGATTTCTTCAACCATGATGTTCGACAAAAACGATTTGGCTTGTTGCTCATCCATCGCACCAGCCGTATAAGCGCGAGCAGCAGCAATAATCGCAGCCGGAGAAGCATCTGGAACAGTCTTATAGAAATCTGTTACAGCGTTAGCCAAATTGAACGAAACCGTAGGTTTGATCGACTCGTACCGACGTTCCGCTTCTTCTAATTCAGCGTCAAGACTGTCTTCTTCAGCAGGGGAAAACGGAAACGGCATCAGAACCCACGATTTCCGTAACGATTCAACATTTCCAACAGGTCGTCGTCAGGGAACATGGCATACAACGCACGCAAAGTTTCTACAACATTGTCTTGTGGTACTCGACGTGGAACCATGCCGGCCTCCATCGATGAAGGGCCGGGGCCGAAATCGGCTCCAGCGGTCACCGGCTCATC